CTACATTCTTAATAACAGTTTCAGCCATCATTTTAGCTTGTAACAAGTTCTTGCCTGTGTACTGTTCGTTAAGACTCCATGCTTCCAACATTTCGTGCATAACTGTACCAACGTTTGCGGCTTCGGTCACAATTTCTTGTGCTTTCTTTTCACCTACTCGCTTTTTCCAAGCATTAAGATGTGTCATGTCTTTGGTCTTGCTGAGTATAGTTGTTACACTAGGCACAGGCTCGCCATAAGGATTTTCATACAGGCGTTTACCGCCTACACTTTTGCGTTTAAATTCTTTATAAGGATAGGGTGACGTAATTTTCAACATAGTTAAATGTAGCAGAAAATTATAGTGATGTCAATGAGAAACTTTGCCATCTTGGATCAAAATATGCAAGTAAAATTGATAGTGCAATACAAATCAACAAAGACTTTGTCTCTGTGCTAGTTTTCTCTATTGCAACTAATAATTTAATAGCTTATTACCCATTTAAGGGTTTTACCTGTTGAGGTATTCTTTAGACGATCAATAGTGTAACCTAAGTTTTGAAAGTATAGTAAAACTTGATTCATCTGATCAGTCTTTGGTCTGCTAGTAGCATTTCCTTGCCAGCAGTTATAGTAGTCTACACTACCAGGATTGGTTGCTGTATTTGTAGCGGCTGTAAGTCCTAGGTCTGTGTTTGCAGTTCCTGCTCCTACTATAAATGTCCATGTAAGTGTCTGACTGCATGTAAATGTAATCACAAGATTGTTAGTTGCATTTTTGCTTGCTACAACACCTGGTACAGCCGCATCATTGATGTCAGCTATAACTGCATTTAAACTTGTACCTGTTGTTCCTAGTGTAACTGTTTGTCCACCAAGTATTACAGTTGGTGTTGCAGTAATGGTTGGATTAGCAACACTACCTGTTACTACAATAGTTGGTGTACTCTCTGTCATTTCAGTGCCGTCACTGATAATTGTCTGATATAAGCCGTTGCCAGCATCTGTTATTACTTGTTTCATAAGGGCTTGTGTTTCATTGAATATAGTAAGGTCTGCCCTCGCTAATAATCTTGCGTTTGTTGCATTTATACTATAACTCATTTTATATGTCCTTATCTATCTGTTTTTGTGCCATCTTGCTAACTGTCTGATCTTCTGGATCAGCATCGGAACGGGGTAATGCTGTATCCAGTGTGATATCTTTTTTGTTAGCGGAGCCAACTATTGTAATAGTTGCTAGCAAATCTATTAAACTAGTAATATCTATGCTATAACCCATTGCACGAAGTTTTGCTAATACCATATTAGTTGGTATCTTTGTTTTCATATTAGCCTTTGCCCTAGTGAGTAATTCTTCTAGGTCATTAAGTACATCGGCTTGATCTTCAAACAAAACTTCGTTGATTAACATTACTTCGCCAATCCCATTTGCTTACGCATTGCGGCTTTGTATGGATTTGCTTCAGCCATCTTTTTCTTCTTCTTCTTACCGTATGAACCTTCAGTTTTTATAGGCTTTGGACTGGATAGTTCGCTAATGATATTGATAAAATGCTCTTGCGACATTTTGCCACTTTCAACCATTTTAAAGAGCTTGTCTTTTTTCTCTAAGAATTCTCTTTCAGCAAGGGCATCGTTCTCCATGTTTGCTAGAGCACTTTCACCTTTAAGTTCTCTGCCTACTGGATTGTCTTCACCTGATTCACTTGCGTCTCCACCAAAGTCGTCCATGTCCATTGCTTCTTCGCCAGCATCGTCACCTACATCATCCATGCCCATATCTGTTGGGGCTGGTGCGGCAACTTTTTCTCCTCTTGCGGCTAGTGTTGCATCTTCAACTGCATTTTTAGCAGTTTTCATTGCATCTAGCAGTGTACCAAGTGCGGAGTCTGCGGCATTGTTATATTGTTCGGCAATCTCAAATCCTACTTGCTCTTTCATTGCGTCTACAATTGGCATTAGTTTCTGTACTTGCATTTCTGCTACGTCTTCTACCATACCTTGCATTTCGTCAACTAGTTCCTGTGCGGCTAGTAATACCTCAGCTTGATCCAAGTCAGCTTCCATCATTGTGCTTTCTTTTTTCATTACCTTCTTATCACTTCTAACTGGTGCAATTTCATTTAAGTATTCATTAATCTGATGTGAGATTAAACCTAGTTTGTTGTACTGTGGATTTTCCCAGTACTTGAGATCGCTCTCTTTGATTGCTGTCATTTTAGCATTTGTTGTATTCAACATTCTGTTAAGTGAATCTGTACTCATCGCAGATAAATTTACATCGTGTTCAAATGCCTGTGATAGTATCTTATTCAACTTTGCTACATTATGTTGACTTGAATTTAAATCGTTTAGATACATGTTTCTATTCCCGTTCCTTATATTGTATTTATAGTTTTTTCAATATTTGTTGTTTCGCATTTTGTAGTCTGTTTTGTGCTTGACTCATCTTAGCCAACATAACATCTTCGTTAATTGCACGTCTTGCCTTGGTCTTATACATATAAACTTCATATAAAGCATTGTTGTAATCAAGGTCTGCTTTTAATAAGTCTTCAACTTTTGCATGTTTATTAAGCATTAAGTTTTTTACAATGCCCATTGCTGTTTCGAATAGTGCAATATCTTTGTGAATAATATTATTATCCTCACAAATATTATAAAATCTTTTTTGTTGACCACCAAAGTTTTGTAGTGTAATATCGATTCTATAATTTTGTACGCTCACACTGTTTTCTGATACTGTTTGATTTATTGCTACGTTGAGATCAATATCGTTTTCAGCACGTTCGGCTACTAATTTGGTAGCTTTATCTAAGCTGTTTAGCTTTGACAAGATGTCCTGCATTGCTTTTGTTTCTAGATTCATAATTACCTCGTAAAATTATTAATGTTAAGTTTATATGCTACATTTTTTCCGTCTACAGTTCTATCCAAGACGCCTCTGCCTACTAATGTTTGTGCAATATATTGTTCTCTCTCATTTAAATCTTTTTTCTCTAGTAATTCATTGTCATTGAACTTTTCTTCAATGAACTTGTTCTCTCTAACATTGATCCAAGTGTACAATCCACCTTTGGTTACCATTGCTCTCATTAGCCTTGTCCCGTCGGTGCTTGTGGTTGTTGAGGATTTAATAATCTACTAGGTAATCCTGTTGGGATCTTTCTTGCTCGTTTATTGGCAAGTCTTTGTGCTGATCCCATTTTTATATTTTGTTCTCTTCCTTGATCCATAGCTCGGTTACCTGCTCGTTTATTCATGTTCATTGCATCATCTTGTGCATCTCTGCTTTGTGCTACACCACGTTGCATTCCATAACCTGATTCTTTTAGTTTATGACAATCACAATGTTTACAGTCAGGACCACAAGAGCATTCGCTTACAGGTGTTCCACAACATTTTTTACTACACATAAGAACACCGTCTTTAATCCATGTGTCTTTCTTTGTGTACTTGTCGTCAATAATATCCATTATTTTCATGTGATCACCTTCTCTTGTTCAAACGTTTTAGTGCCTTACTAGCTGGATTAAACTTTTTAGTTCTCTGTGCTTTTCGAGCCATCTTCTTACCCATACGAGCTTTAGTTTTTCTTAATGTCATACGAGCTTTCATATTAATTGGAGCACTACATTGACTTGCTTTGCTGACAATTCTACCTGAACGTTGCCCTACGGTACAACGAAATTTACGGACAAGGCTTCTACCTTTTCTTGCCCATATTAGTTGTGCTTCAACCACATCTGTGTTATCAAGCTCGTTTAAGTTCATAATAGTATTTATACGGAAGTTTAACTCATTATCAAGACGATAATAGTTGATAGTATACCTGCTACAACCGTAGCCGCGGCACCTAACATTATTTTATTTGTTGATTGATGGTTTTTGACATTTTCGTCATGCATCCTTCTCATTTCTGAGTGAAGGTCTTTTACTGCTTTTTCTACATTTTCCAAACGTGTTTCCAATCCCTTGTACCTTTCTGCACAAAGATCAACGTGGGCTTCTAAATTGGTTCGTTCAAGTTCTGTGGTTGACATAGTTCTGCTTTTCCTATTGCTACTGCAATTTATATTAGCGTCTAGTTTATGTTTGCCAGTGTTGTTTTTGCCTTTGTCTTTCTTACACTACTACTTATCTGGTTTTCAGTATGGTCAAAAATTTGACAGTTAAGTAAATTTGACGGGTCGAAAGTGTTGGAATTTTGACGGAGCCTGTGTGTGCCAATGTGTGTGCCTTTACTAGAGATATTTAGCGTACATCGGTGTGCTTTTTAAAGCACACGTTAACTGGACCAACTGTTTCAAAGCACTTGCTACTAATTTCGGCAGTCTCTTCTAAACCAGTGTATATGGGTATTCCGTTGCAATCAGCTAATAAGTTGTTCATATTCTCTATTGCACCCCCATGTTCGATACTAAACTGTAATTTCCATACTGTATGTAGTCCTTGATACTGTTTTCCGAAGCCAAATTTTACTACATCTTGTGCCATTAACGGCAAAACTTCAATGTCCAATGGCTGACTACGCAAGCCTATTGTTTGTATTAGTGTGTTTAAGTTCTGTTGTTGAAAGAAATGTAATTTGTTTCTTTGTATCTTAGTTTCATTAGTATTAGAAATGTCGACTAACGTATATGCAACATAGTTGGTCATTTACCGCTCGTTGGATCGCTCTTAGTAAACCTTTGTCGTTTATTATCAAAACCTGATAAGCCCATTTTGCCAATTGACTTACCAAGTGCATAACCACCAACAGCGGCGGCACCAATTGTTGCCATCTTTGCAAGTGTATCAGCACCACGCATTTTAGGCGCACCTTCTGCGTTGTGTGCATTCTTAGCTTCAAGTCCTTGACTTCTACTCATATCTCTGATGTAACTGTACAGCTCACTACGCAATGCTTTCATTCTAAAGAACTGTAACATTCTTGTAATTACCAATTGTTTTTGCATTACGTTTAGTCTTGGCCAATCTTGTGCCAATCTCCTAATGCTTCTATAGTTACTGTTTTGTATATCCAAGTCACGTTCTAGTTTCATAAAGAAACTAGGCACACTCATCGGTTTTCTGCCAGCTTTGATTGTGTTTAAGAATGCTTTAATTTTTGTTTCATTAAAATCTAGTCTTGAGTTTTGTAATTGGTTTTTGTCACCTGCATCTGCCATACCGTTTTTTACGGCTGTGAGTGCAACATTGAGATCAGTACCACTAGCTCTATATGTGTTAAAGTTTCCATATGCCATTGTACGTTTTGCATAGTCTTGTGCTACAGGAGCAAAGTCGTATTCATTACTGAGTATGTATAGTGCGAGCATATTCATCATTGCAAAGTCAGCCATATCTCTAGCATTACTACCTTCTACACGACTCTTGCTTCTGAACATTCTACTTTCCATTATATCACCAATAAAACCATACTGTGACTTTGATTCTTCAGACATTGTATGTCCTCCTTCGATCTCTGACCATTGTTTTGCTGTGTACTTTTGTTCCATAATACTATTTATATCCTAACTCACTTAGTGACTTGCCCCATTTTTCCATTTCAGTTGCAGGAAATCTATGAGCATAATATGTGTAGTCATTTTGCCATACGAAATGATGTTCGGTAATTTTTTGTAAAAACATTTCCCATCGTATCTGAATTGTCCCATCAGGATCTATATATGTTGGCTTATTATTATTGTCTATAATTACATTACCTGGTACACCATCAGCATGAAAAAATATCGGTTCACAGCAATGTATATCTCTTTTGCCATGAAAATCAAAGTATCTTTTGTATAATGCTGTTCTATGTGTAAAACAAATATACCATAAATTATCAACGGTTGTTGTTGGAGTTTTAGCATAGTCGTTAAACATCATACCTTCAACTTTGTCCATAACAATTACACCATCATCAAAACTGTGTACTTTTACAAAACACGGATTGTCCTTTTGAAACCTTTCATAGCGTTCAAAATTAAAAGCATCTGGTGCAGTCTTTTTAATGATGTAGTTACCATCTTCATAGACTTCTCTATTATCTTTTTTGTGTATTAATTTAATTTGTCTAGTTCCTATGAGCTCTGAGCAAGTAGTGATTAAACCACTCGGTATTATGTTCATTTATCTTTAAGATAAATCGATCCCATGTCTCAAATCTAAAACTGTCTGGATCTATAAACATAGGTTTATCTCCTTGCATGATTAAATTGGCATGCTTTGCATCACCGTTAAAGAATATATGTTGATTTGGATCTATATAATCAGACCCTGCAAAGTCAAGAAAGTTTTTTACTGTTTCATTTCTAAACTTAACACACACATTCCATAATTGATCTTTGGTAGCGTATTGATGAAATTCGTCCCATGTATGTCCTTCAATTTTATCCATTACAATAACATCGTCTTCATAACTGTATACTTTTACACACCAAGGATATTCTAGTTGAAAACGCTTGTAAGTTTCAAAGTCAAACGCATTGCGAGATCTAAACTCATTGGGCAAAGTTTTTTTGACTATATAGTTGCCATCTTCATAAACTTCTTCTTTATGTGTTTTTCGTATAAGTTTAATTGGGCGTCCATCTATGTCTAGGAACCAATTTAATTTTATCCCTAGTTGCGACATAGCCTTCACCGCCACGTTCACCGCCTGTTGTAGCAGTAACATCAGCACCTGAGTTATCTAATTGATCAATAAGATCATTTTTCATATTTTGTATTTTAACAACAAGATCCAATATAGCATTAAGACCTTTATCATCTCCTGCCATAAGTTTTGCTTGCTGTCCTTGGCTGACCTTGCTGGTTTTTAGCCAATCATAAAATCCTGTCCTGAGTTGGTCTAACTTACCTGCTTTGGTCATTTGGTTAACATAGTTATAGAGTATTGCATCTTTTCTACTCAGTCCCTGTTCCGGCTTTAACCAATTGTCTATTATTTGTGCGTTCGCATTTGCCGTACTAACTATATCCTGAACTGCACTTGTATCAACTTTGGGTTGATGTGTTACATATGTTTGCCCTAGTACAACTACCGCATTACTATTGATACTCTTTGTGTCTTTGATTGGAGTACCTGTCTTATCTCCAAATGCATCATGGTATGTGTGTACCACTACACCCAATGTACTGCCCGCTATACGCTTGCCTAAAGCACTTGCAGGGTCAACAGTGTATGTAACTTTGTTAGGTGTAAACTGTAAGCCCTCTTGTGAACTTGTTACGGGCTTGCGTGGAGTATACAGTAAGTCACCGTATACATATCCCTTCATGTCAGCTGGTGTGTTTGCTTCTAGTATCTCAAACACTCCTGCCATTTCTCCAGCAAAGTCTTTACGCCAATCTTCGCCTTTGCCTGTATTCATAATAAAGTCTTGTAGTTGTCCACTACTGGTTGTTTTGTTTTTGCCCCAACCATTTTTACCAGTCATTACAAATTGACCGTCTGGTTCTCTTCCCCAAAATATAGTTGGATTGCCGTCCCACTTGATGCTAACATCTTTGGAATCTTGTCCTAGTCGTGTTAGTATCTCTGCGGCTTTGAGTGCGCCTTTGCTACCTTCAAATGTAACTAGGTCTTCTAAATGATTGTACTCTCTACCTTTAGTGGTAGCTTCAGTTAGAAATTGATTTGCTCTCATTACTCAAGCTCTTTCCAATTTGGATCACTACGCAAATCTGCTAGCAATGCATCACCTTTTTCTTTACCCAATGCCGCCACAATAGCTTCGACACTGCCTATATCTTTTCCTGAGGCATTAGGGCCTAATAATGTTCTTGCTATCTCATCGATATTACTAGATATTAAATCAGCTTTCTTACCATTTGCATCTCTGCTAAACAATCCTTGGTAAGGTGACCATAACATGTTTTGGTCCTTTGCTAATTTAGCAAGTGTAATCATTTTGTTTACACCTTTGAATTTGCTACCTTGTGGAATACTGTGAGTATGAAACTTTGCCGCATTCTCTGCATTAGGTACAACCATAATATCTATTTGGTGTGTTTGCCCACCATCGGGTACTTCAACATGTACACTGGTACCACTTTGCCCTGTATTAAATCCTGCTAGGTCAAATACTTGTCTTAGCTTTTTTCTAATAACTGGATCTTTTTGATCTTCCATATTAAAGTGTTGCTTTAGTTGATCCATATCAACTATCATATCTAAGTCACCGCTTATTTTTCCTTTGGTAGGTGTTGCACCACTGCCAATTGGAATAGCCTTGCTTCCTGTCTTAGCAAGCACACTGTTGATTTGTTTCATTAGTGCTGGAATCTTAGCGTGGTCAAAGCTCACACTATCCGGAAAGATATTGCCGCCTTCTTTGAGTTTTGCTAGTAAACTCTTGCCTTTGCGGCGATTTTTGCGACTACCACGCTTTAAACGTTTTTTAGTACCGCTTAGTATTTCTTTGATCTTCATTTACTTTTCCAATACCACGAGCGAACTTTTTAGGATCTTTTGTTCTGATTGCATTTATTAATCGTTTGTTCAAATCCGATGCTGTTTCAACATCGAAGCTTTCGTTTATTAAATTTATCAAATTTATAGCAGTTTGAATAACTTGCTGTCCATTGGACTCAACAACATGCTTAGTGTCACGCTTAGGTGCCATTGCATTTATTTCTTCCAAAATTGATCTTGTTTTACGCTTCATCTTAGTAGTATTTAGTAAATATCATTGCTGGAGCATTGGTGACTAGCACTTATGGCAGTTGCAGGGAGATTATAATGAACATAGGACCCATTAACAATAAGAGCAAAATCATCAATGGCATGCAAACACAAATTACAGGCAAAACACAGGCTCATACTAATGACTCACTTTTTATACACCGTGTTTGTAGTTCAACATAACAAATAATAAAGGATAAGGTACACAGCACCTTTGCTTCAGCAATTTTCTTTTTAAAAATATTCAAAGTTCTGACAATCCTTATGTATACCAATGTTAATAGCACCATTGCGTTGATGGAATCTAGTTGCTGTTTGAGTAAGTGGACTTAGTGTAACATATCGTTCTACCATAGGTTTTTGAGACTTTACTAAATCCAGAGCCTGCATAATAATTTCTCTACCAGCACCTTTATTGTAACTCCATACAGTATAAAATACTGCTACGTCTAAACCCGGAGTACTCATGTCTTTTTCACATTTTGGTACTTCGTCTGTGTATGCTACACAAAGCACTGCATCAATATCTCCGTTGTTATCCAACACAAATACTTCTCTACCGTAAGAAGTACGCCAGTCGGCTTTGATGTGTGGTCTAACTGGATCATTTCGCAAATGTTTTTTAAGTTCTTTTCTAGTTGCTATTCTGATCTTCATTAATCTGCTTTCCTCAATAAGCTCTTTAGTCTATCTGTTGCATCTACTTGTAGACTTGCATCCATATTATTTTCTGTAACACTTACGCCTGCCGGTGCTACACTGCTTTTTGTTTTTAATTTTTGATAAATGCTAGTTGTACTTGTATCTTCTTGTTCGTCCTCGTCTAAGTCTTCAATACGCAAACTATCTATGTTAAATTTAAGATCCAGCTTTTGCCCAACACCACTACTACTTCTGGTTTTCATAAACTGTATCTGCACTCGACCACGCTCACGCATTGCCCTACTGCTAAAAATACCAATCAAATTGTCTGCTGTATTAATCTTACTTATACCACCTGCAATGTGGCTATGATCAAATTCAATCTCATCAACTGCACTACGATTCAACTGCGAAGCAGTAACAAACAATATGCCCAATTCAATTGCTAGATTACGCAATTCTTCACTAACAAATTTGTCTTTAATAAATTGGTCATTTGGATTTACTTTTACTGTAATTGGCATCATAAGATCCAAGTAGTCAACTAATAGTGCATCTACCTTAATGTTGTTTTGTATTTGGAACTCTTTGAGATATGCTCTAATATCATTTACTGTACAACCATTTTTCATTTGTACAATCTGTAAACCGCCTGCCTTTTTACTTGCCATTTTAACACGCAACTCTACATCACTTGCATTTTTCATTACGTCTTTGGTACCCATACCAGTAAGCATAGCATCCAGTCTCATACTACACAGTTCTTCACTAAGTTCTAAACTAATGTATACAACGTTCTTTCCTTGCAATGCCCAGTTCAGTGCCAAGTTTTGCATAAACAAACTCTTACCACTACCACTACCTCCTGCAAAGATATTAAGCTCACCTGTATTAAATCCACCATACAAAAACTTATCAAATGTCATCCAGCCTGTACTGTTTTGACCTCTACTGTCTTTGATTGTTTGTATACGTCCTGCTGGATCTTCCCAATAGTTTGTACCAAAGTCTTTAGCTAATCCAATTTCTGTTGCGGCTTTGATAATACCTTCTACTGTGCCATACTCTTTGTTTTCAAGTTTATCAGCACTTTGTAGTATTGCCGCTTCTAGTGCTTTGTGTCTGCAAAACTGTTCAAAGTTATCCATAAACCAGTTTTTGTGTTCGTCTGTCATTGTTGCTCGAACATCACTTGCGCCAATATTGCCCACTGCATTTACTTGTTCTAGCATGGGGACATCACTATATTCTTCAACATGTTTCTTTATAAAGTCAACAGTATCTCTGAATTGCCTATCAAAGTAACTGCTTTCTAGTATAGCATTACACCGCACAAAAAGATCCTTGTCTGCTAACAAGAAATCAATGTACAGCTTCTGTAGTTCTGTGCTATAATCTTCGCTCATGTTTTTCCTTTACATCTACATTCTGGTAACAGCCAATGCACTGCCGCCATTGCAAGCCACATCCATGTCATCTCACTTAATCCTAACAACATGTTTCCGTGATGCATATCATTGTGCAAATCCAATTGTAAAAAGTATACGCCCAAGCCGGCGAATACAAGTCCTGCTGTCTTATGTGTAAAATTTATCATTACGTTCCTTTATTATACTATCTACATCTTGCTTTTGCAAGTATTTTAATTTTTGTTGCATTTGTTTCTATACTTTCTAACACACTCTTTACAGTAAACAATCTACCATAACGCACGACTGCATCACTGGCATCTTTTATATCATCTTCCCATTCAGGAAAACTTACTGCCCAGCCACGTTTTATTGCTACGTTCACAGTATCCATACCACTTTTATCAAAGTCTGGAAGAAGCACTATTTGTTTATCTAACTCTTCTATTATTTTACATTGTATATTGTTTGGTGTATTACCTGCTAGTGCCACACCTCCCATTTGTAGTGCATCAAACTGTCCTTCAGTTACAATTATAGTATCATGTGTTTTTTGTGCATCCAAGTTGTATACAAAGTTCTTGGGCATATTATTATAATACTTGGGCATTGCATCTGGTCTATTGTCAGGACACCATCTTGCAGTATATCCAACTATGTTACCTTTGTAATAAAAAGGTAGTATTATCCTATTTGCAAAATGCATATGAGGTGACCAGTACCAATGTTCATGAAAGTCCATACCTCTTTTCATAACATATGTACAAGCCAATGCAAGTTTATCTAGTTCTTTTTTATCCAAGTCGTCTATAGGATATTCACCAATACGATAACTGTTTGGTGGAAGCTCTATAGTGGGCCAATCAATTTGTACTTTTTGTTCTTTTGCTTTTTCAATATACTGTCCAGCAATGTCGCCTGCTTCTTCTTCACGCAATAGTTCTAAGTTTACTCTTTGTATATCAGCGGGGTCTGCGCCAAATGTAGTTAATAGTTCTTGCAGTTTACCACCAATACGTCTACCATCACTCCACCCAGTTTTAAATCCACAGTTAAAACAGTTGTATTGGAAATGATCATCCTCAAAACGTATACCGCCTCTGCCACGCTTGTCCGGGCTGTGTCCACGCTTACTGCACATTGGACAATTACCACTGATCCATCCGCTAGGAGTTTGTTTCCAGCCAGCAGGCATTTGCTGGCGAATAAAGTCTAAAACTATCATGTTTATATATTAACTTCTATAGGTAACTTTGTCAAGTGTTCCAGTGTTTCCACTATCAGGCGTATGAACCAATCTAACATATGTATACATTCCATACCAGGTATGATAAGCACTACCTGTTTTACTTGTAACAGTATAGCTTTGTCCTTGGATATCAAACCAATCAGCATTTTGTGGTTGTAAACTTAATGAAGCTTGCATCTTATAATCGCCAGTGTAGTCTGTGAATGCTACAAAAATTGTGTGCAATCCACTTTTGCTATTATTAAGTACAGGGCCATCCATCCTACCGCCAATGAAATCATCTCCGTTGGGTTGGAATACTGTTACTTCTTCGCTCTTTCTAAACTGTGCTAGAGCATCATCTCTTACTTCTAATACAAAAGTAATTCTATGATTTTGATCACTTGCACCTCCGTAAAATCCTGGTGTGCTATCGACTGTATAAGTAACTACGAGATCATAAGTTTTCTCATCAAGAAGAATTGTTTCTTCGTGGTCTAACTTGAGTACAAGATGACCTTTATCGTAATCAGTGGGGATAAGAGTTTTAATCAAAACCTGTGCTTTATTTGTTCTATCAATAATGGTAGCAGTATAGGTTTTATGATGTAGTGATTGTGGTTTGCGATCAGTGTCCTTTGTAAATAAATCAAAGTCGTGATTCAATCCTCTATATACAACCAATGGCTTGTGATTGTCTGGACCGTAGTAGGTCGTACCTCGTCTCTGAGGCACAAGAACTTCTGCTCTTTGGTTATATTGATATACAGTTGCTTGATACATGTGTCTAATCCTTACTACTATTTATTTGACTAAGTATATATGATGAACAACATTCCTAAGAAATATCAGGATCTGCTAGATGAATTTCCATTTCTAACACTTATTAAGTATGGCGGAAATGAATATGTGGGCATTATCCAGAATATGGATAATAACCTAGCTAGTATGTACAATTTTGAAAATATAAAGAATGTAGCTGATAAACGTGAATTTTTAGAAATTGGTGAAGAATGGTGGTGGGGTACCAATAGAATGATACCTATTAACATTATCTTCAAAACAAATTTTGAAAAATTTAGAAGTTGCCTGCTTACATTTAGTATCAAAGATTTTGAAGTACTTCACGGTCCTACAATCAGTTTAAATAACATAATTCAGAAAAGAGTTAAGAGACGTAATATACAATTAGTTCGCAGAATGTAATTGTTCACATAACAAATTCATGTGTACAACTACAACCATTGCGTAACTAATTGCGTGGGCTTTCTTAAAGTAATAAGCCTTGTTATCGTTTAGTGGTTTTGTCCACACTTCTTTCATTATCGTTGGCCACCCTTTGTCCTGTAGATGGCGTTTCGCTGGTCTTATAATCGCCAGTGTCGCGGCTAAATGCTCTACCGAGGTAGGCTTCAATTGTTTTAATAGTTTGTCGTGCCCGCTTAGATGAAACACTTTGTCTGCGAAGTCTTTGTGCTCCAGAAGTTCCCATATTGGTTCCCTTTCCATTAATTCTCTGAGATGATCGTCATCCTTTACATCTTTGTATATGCTAACGTTCAACAGATCCAGTTTAAAGAATCCATGATCGTCAGCTTCAGTATGTTCAACCGTACAGATGTCAGTAAATGGATTACTTGGTACTCTATGAAAATATACACCTGTGTTGTGCTTGCGTTGTTTTAATTTGGCTGGCGTATGTTTGAACAATCCTAAAACTTGTGTTCTATCAGCAAAGTCTATGTCAATATCAGGTAGTCCCATCAATCATCTCCTGTACAAAATTAGCATCATGTGGATTGAGTTGACGCTTCTTACTCCAATAATCTGCATCAAGACACTTTGCAATTCTAGCAACACATTCGCCTGGCATGCTTTCAATAGCACGTTCAGCTCGTCTACTACTTATAATGATCCATGGACTTATCTTGCCCATTTCAACCCAGTCAGCGATTATATACCCGCTAGCTGTTTCCCAAAAATTTTCAAAGTATTCTGTTTGTGCGGCATGTTCTACAAATCTTTCTAATGCACGTTCTACACTTTCACGTTTACAATGATCCTGCACAAACAACAAATACATTTTATCAGTGGGCCAATCTTTTAGTTTGACTTTGTTTTTTATTAACCAACGTGTAAACTGCTCTTGGTCAATTACTTTGGTGTTCAAACAATATGCACCAAACTTTACAAAAGCTGTATAATATTGACTGTCCACAAAATCTTTATACTCTTTGGGCTTGCTTTGCATTTCAATTCTATAAAATAAATCATAGCTACTAAACCCAACCAAGACATCTTGATTATCTTTTGCTTGCCAGCGTCTTTTCTTTTCACAACTGTGGGCTAGTAGAGTGCTTTCTTTTTGAAAACTCTTCTTACAATATTCACAAGTAAATTTGCCTTTTGTCACTTGTATGCTTCCTAGTTGTGTTACCAATTGTTCTGCTGTGGTCATTTTTTAAACAGCTCTTTGATTTGTTTCTTATCCATACCCATTTCTTCAGCTAGGTCTTTAAAAACTTGGACATCATTTGTACTTACCATTAGTTCTAGTTCATCGTCATTGTATATTGGATACAGTTCTTGTAACCATTTAATAAGTTTACCTTGCTTACCTTTTTTCTGTTTACTAGGTGGTATCCAAGGATGGAACTGTGTACTACCTAACCCAACACACTGTAACAACTTGTGTTGCAGTTGAGGGTCACGTCTTAGTATGTTATAGTGTCTATTAACCAATTCATTTGTTAGTGCCAAGTAATGATACTCTATATCAGGATTCTTAGTTTGCACTGCACTGGTGTAACGCATTAGTATAAAGATGCCAACTTTCTTTTGTTCTTCTTCAGTCAAGCTATCCCACCAACCTCTATCACGTTGGTCTATTGCTCGCATCTCTTCTTTTATGCTCAGTTTATCTACCAAAACCCAAGTACCCTTCCGTTACCTATTATTATAAAGCCACATGTACAAATATGCAAGACAATCCAGAACGTTCTGAACCATAATGCCTTGTGTACATCATCTTGTGTGATAGGTAGAAACTCTGGCTTGTCGTCATCGTCTAGTCCGACAGGCATGCCAACAGTTCTACTCCATAATTTTAACCAACGTCTTTGTCCACTCATCCGAATAAAAATCCGCTCCAAAAGCTGAGTATCCAAATAACTGGTGTTAGCTGTATTAGTGCATTCACAGCCGTTTCTATATGATCTACCATAAATCCTCCGTGTTTAATACATCTGGTATTTTGTTTGTTTCTTTAACAAAGAATATACAATCACTGTTGGGTTTATCTGTAAGTGGAACAGTAAGTATATGTCCAAATTTAAGTTTAGGAAAATACCATTTTACTTCTTGATAAATGTTTATAATTTCTATCTCAGTGAACGATGGAAGAAACCCAGTAAGCGGATTAAAAACAAAGGCTTTAAATCCTCTATCATTTAAACTTGTTACTGGTAATACTTCAGGGTCACCTACTGTAGGATCACAAACAATAAGACTCCAATCTAACGGAACCTTAACTTGATATCGTCCTACTTGCAACACAGCCGCAGGACTACTA